GGGATAGATGATATGATTAAAGATAAAGATAGATAATATGCCATTTAAAATGAAAGGATTTCCTTTTTCAGGAAATTCAGCACTTAAACAAAAAGAAATGACAGGAGCTGGTGAGGCTGGTGCAACTGCAGGGGCTGCCTCAAGAGGAGCTAGTACACATCCATTATATGAAAAATTAACAGCAAGTGAGAAAAAAGCTTATAACGCTCTTACCCCAGAAGAAAAAACTAACGTAAATAAAAATAAAACATTATCTCAACTTAAAAGCGCTTTAGGTGGATACGAACCTGATTACGAAGGAGGAGATTAAAAATTATAACTATGCCATTTAAAATGAAATACACAAAAGGATCTTTTCCTTATAAAGGAGAAAGTCATGACTTTGTGCACGAAGGTAATTATAAGGTTATTAAAAAAGATTTAGAAGAAGGCGTATTAGGAGAGGCTAATAACGACGGTACTATATATGTAGATGAAAGTATACCCTCAGGTAGTGCGAAAGAAAAAGAAGTTATTAAGCACGAGATGGTTCATCAAAAGGATATGGAAAATGGTGATTTAGGATATACAGATACAAATGTTACTTGGAAAGGTAAAAAATACGCTAGAAAAAACGGTAAAATAAATTACAAAGGAAAATGGATGGAAGAAGGTGATCATTCATTACCTTGGGAGAAAAAAGCACATAACGCATGAGTCCATTTAAAATGAAAGGATTTCCTATGATATCAGGAACATCCCCAGCAAAATTAGCAGAGGTATATGAATATTTAGATGATGGCACTAAAAAACAAATATCTTATAAAGAAGGTGTTAAAAAAGCAAACCAAATGAAGCATATTGAATTTACAGGAAAAGATTTAATAAAAGCTTTAGAAACTGGTGCTTTAGATGAATTTAACAGTCCAGACCAACAAGACGAAGTTAAGCAAATGATTGCTGATGAAAAAGCTAAACTTAAAGGTGATTTAACTAAAGCTGAAATGGAAGAGGCTAGTAAACCAGAAAATACAATAAATATAAAACTTAAAAAATAAAATGGGAAAATTTAACAAAGCATTTAATGCAAAAAATCCGTTTGTAAATAGAAATACTGAAGGAAGTGCAATAGCATATAACTCTGCAAAGTCATCTCCCTTAGCTTTTACACCACCGGAAGAAATGACAGAAGATCCAATGGAAGCAATGGGAGCAGTAGAACCAACAGCGGAAACCGGTAAAGGAAGAGGAACTACACCAGGTGATGACACAACCAAAACTGATAAACAACCTAGTAAAGCTGGCGTATGGGAACCTGGAGATCCTTGGATATGGGGACAAGAAACAGGGGAGGTAAAAAGAGATGAACATGGCTTATATGTTGTCATGGGTGAAGGAGATGATTTTTATCGTGGAGTAGATGAAAATTATGATAAAAAATTATATATACCACAAAAATTTGTAGGTGAATTAAACGCCAAAGAAGGAGAATATATACACGATATAGATGTTGGTTATGAAATGATTGACGGAAAATTTACTGTTGTTGGCGTGGAAGTAGGTGGTACACCAGAATAATTATGAGTATAATAAGTAAAATATTCTCCGCAGGAGCCGGAGAGCTAGTTAAAAACGTGGGAGGTGTAATAGACAATCTTACGACTAGTAAAGAAGAAAAAATGGAGGCCGAAAGAAAAATAAAAGACCTAGTAATGGGTTATGAGGCTGAAATGCAAAAACAAGTAACAGAGCGATGGAAAATGGATATGCAATCTGATTCATGGCTTAGTAAAAATATAAGACCACTAGTTTTAATATTCCTAGTAGTATCTACAGTATTATTAGTTTTTATCGATGCTGGAGTTATTGCTTTTGAAGTTAAAGCTTCATGGGTGGATCTTTTACAATTAGTATTAATAACCGTGATCGGCGCCTATTTTGGCGGACGCTCACTAGAAAAAGTAAAAAAATAAATGGCAAATTCAACAGAAGTAAATTATACCTTTGGGCAAATGGGTAGTGTTTTTACAAATTTAGCTAAACCAGTTTACCCACCAAAAGATCACGTTATTGTAGCTGTTCAATTTTTAGCAGATAACACGCCAACAGCAATGCTTACAGAAACACTAGATTCATCAGGACCTCAATTTCCAGGAACAGATGATACTGAAGCTACAGCTGCTAACTATTTAGGTGTTACTGAAGCTGCCTGTACTGGCGCTAGAACAACAGTAAACGAAACAAATGATACTGTAACGATTAGTGCTACTAACGCTAAAATTAAAGTTGGACAATCAGTTTTATTAGTCGCTGATGGCGATACTATTGACACGGGTTTAACACTAGATACAAGCGCTGGTCATGTTGATCCAAACTATAATGGTCCAAATAGAACTGGTTTAAAAGTAGTAAAAGTTAATGGTGTAAATATAACTTTAGGACCTATTAAAGAAGGTTCTTCTTTTACAGTATTAAACCCAGATAGCTCTAATACATTAGTATTTATTGACGAGCAACACGGCGCAGGTGGTACAACTATGGAAAGTGTAGTATTTCCAAAGGGAATCACTATTTATGGTAGATGGACAACAATAACACCTTCTGCAGCTCCAGTAATCTGTTATTTCGGTAAATAATGTTAGGATTAGGAGGTGGTATACATAGTGATTCTGCTAGTTTAGTAGAGATATTTGCTAATAGATATTCACTAGCATTTAACGGTACAGATGAATGTGTAACTATTCATGGAGCTGGTAATGATATGACACCTGAAAATACAGGTACTATATCTATATGGGCAATAATGAATGCTACCAGCGGAAGTCAAAATATTATTCGAGCACAAGCTGATTCAAATAATCAAATATTTATATTTTGGCACAACTCATCAGATACAATTAGATTTAATCTCAAGTCTGGTGGTACAGTGGTATCCGTACAATACGCCGCCTCTAGTTTTGATCATGCCGCTTGGACGCATTTCGCGATGACCTGGGAGGCTGGTGGAAGTGTAAAAGGTTATATTAATGGAACAGAAGTGGGTGAAAGTGTAGAATATCCAGAAAGTGCTTTTACAGGTACAATAGATACAATTTATTTAGGTCAAAATGCTTCTGACGGAGCTTATTTTAAAGGACAAATGGATGAGATATCAATATGGACAAGTGTTATGAGTATCAGTGAACTATATAATGCAAGAACACATAGAGATGTAGAGTTTTCTGGTTTAGATAATACTCAATTAGTTGCATATTATAGAATGGAAGAAGGTACAGGCACTACTACAGCAGACGAATCAGGAAAAGGTAATACTGGTACTTTAGTAAATACACCTACGTGGACAGCGTATTAAACAAACTAATATGGCAAAAAAATATGTAATAATAGAACCTAGTGAACTATCAAATCTTGATTTTAGTAAATTGGCAACTACATCAAGTAACACTGTTAGATATAATCTAGCTAGAAATAAGTGTTTGGTTTCTTTTATAGGTACTACACCATCTGAACTAAATGGTAAAACAGAATATACTGAAGCACAAATTTTTACAATTATAGATAATATATCTAATGGTTGGTATGAAAACGAATAATAAACAATTAACTTAAATTAAATAAAATGGCAAAAAGAAAAACACAAAAAGTAGAAAAGATCGTAGATCTTAAACCCCAAAAAATCAATGAGCAACAATTAGCTAAATTACAAGCTACAATAAAAAGTATGGATCAATTTACCAATGACATTGGTAGAATCGAAATACAAAAACAAAGTTTGATAAAAGCTATGGATCGTCTTAGTAATGATATAAATACTATGCGCATTGAGTTCTCTAACGAGTACGGAACTGATGATATAAACATACATGACGGTACTATAAATTATCCAGAAAATGGCGAAGTTAATAAGAAAGATTAGCATAGGTAAAGACTATAAAAACGACGCTATGCACTACGCTGTTGGTCAAGAAGTATATGGTGGACACATTATTTGTGATATAATAGAAGAAGAAGATAAATTTTCTATTTATATTAAAAAAGACAAAGATGTTTTACCTTGGAAAGACTTCAATAAAAATATGGCAGTATCTGTTGAATATAATCTAGAATATTAATATGTGGGAAGGATTAAGACACGCGTTGGGACTTTGTGGAGAACCGCATCCCAGTTTATTATGGTTAATAATGTTTACGCCAATTGTAAGTTATACAATTGCAATTATTAAAGAGAAATTAAAATGAAAAGTGTTTACAACTTTGTTGTAACACCAATTGGAGAAAGATATAATAATACTAAAAAAGTTGGTGATAAAAATCTTATATTAAATACAGAAATCTTTAATCATCAATATATAAATAGATTAGCAAAAGTTATATCAATACCAATAATTGGTGATACAGACATTAAACCTGGAGATGAAGTTATAATACACCATAATGTATTTCGTAGATGGCATAATATAAAGGGTATTGAAAAAAATAGTAGAAGTTATTTTGATGAATCTACTTATTTAATAACTCAAGATCAAATCTTTTTATATAAAAGAAACGGTGAATGGAAAGCTCCAAAAGGATATTGCTTTATTCAACCAATAAAATCAAAAGACAAATTTAGTGGCGAAAAAGAAATACCATTAATTGGCATTGTTAAGCATACAGACGGAACAGTTGATAAAGATGACTTGGTCGGCTTTAAACCAAGTGCTGAATACGAATTTATAATTGACAATCAAAGATTGTACAGAGTTTTATCTAATTTTATAACTATCAAATATGAATATCAAGGAGACGAAGAAAAATATAATCCAAGCTGGGCAAAGAGCGGTTGACGAGTTGATTAAAGTCGCTAAAGAACCTATTGTAGATTCTGAAGACGATATATCAGCTGATAGATTAAAAAATGCCGCGGCTACTAAAAAATTAGCTATATTTGACGCATTTGAAATACTTAGCAGAATACAAGAAGAAGAAAATTTACTTGAGGGCAAGGATCCTGAAGAAAAAAAGGAAAGAGTATTTAAAGGATTCGCAGAAGGAAGATCGAAATGAGTTACGAACAAACATTAATTAAAATAATTGAACCTATTAAACGTACGACTATAACTCGTATGAATAAAGGTAAAAAATGGGAATATGGATACAATAAAGAACATGATATCATCGTTATCTCAAAAACTGGAAAAATTGGTGAAATCTATGAAATTCAAGGTTTGCGCATTGGCTTGCCGTTGGAACCAAAAAGAGTGCACGTGCATTCCAAAAAGAAATGGGTAAAACTTGAACAACCAAAAGAATTAAATAGATTAAAAAATATATTTGATTGGAGAAGTTATCCAGATGAAGCAAAAGAACAGTGGTATGATTATATAGATGAAGAATTCAAAAGAAGAGATGAAGGATTTTGGTTTAACAATAATGGCAAATCAACATATATAACAGGTACACATTATATGTATCTTCAATGGAGTAAGATTGATGTTGGTGCTCCAGACTTTAGAGAGGCAAATAGGTTGTTCTATATATTTTGGGAAGCTTGTAAAGCAGATAAGAGATGTTATGGAATGTGTTATCTTAAAAACCGTCGTTCTGGTTTTTCTTTTATGAGTAGCGCTGAGATAGTTAACTTAGCTACTATATCAAGTGATAGTAGATATGGGATACTTTCTAAAACAGGTGCTGATGCTAAAAAAATGTTTACAGATAAAGTTGTGCCAATTAGTGTAAATTATCCTTTTTTCTTTAAACCGATCCAAGATGGTATGGATCGACCAAAAACAGAGTTAGCATACAGAGTACCCGCTAGCAAGTTTACTCGAAAAAAAATAACGTCTAATGAAAAATTAGAAGATTTACAAGGATTAGACACAACTATAGATTGGAAAAACACTGGGGATAATAGTTATGATGGTGAAAAATTATCATTACTAGCACACGATGAAAGTGGTAAATGGGAAAGACCCGATAATATATTAAATAACTGGAGGGTTACAAAAACATGTTTACGATTAGGTAGTAGAATAGTTGGTAAATGTATGATGGGTAGCACTTCTAACGCATTAGATAAAGGTGGAGACAACTTTAAAAAATTATACAACGCATCAGATGTCACTAAAAGAAATAGAAATGGTCAGACAAAATCTGGTTTATACTCTTTGTTTATCCCAATGGAATGGAACTACGAAGGATTTATTGATGAATACGGATATCCAGTTTTTGATAACCCTGACGCAGATGTACTCGGGCCAGACGGTGAATTAATAGATATAGGTATAATTGAACATTGGCAAAATGAAGCCGATGGTTTAAAAGGAGATCACGACGCGTTAAACGAGTTTTATAGACAATTTCCTAAAACTACAGAACACGCGTTTAGAGATGAAGCAAAAGGAAGTATATTTAACTTGGTAAAAATATATGAGCAGATAGATTATAACGAAGAAATGGTTAGAACTCTAGGATTAAAAAGAGGTAATTTCCAATGGGCAAGTGGTATAAAAGATACTCAAGTGATTTTTTATCCAGATCAACAAGGAAGATTTAGTATAAGTTGGGTACCCTCATCTAATTTGCAAAATAGAGTAGTATTAAAAAATGGAGTTAGATATCCCGCGAATGAGCACATGGGCGCTTTTGGTTGTGATAGTTACGATATATCAGGAACAGTTGATGGAGAAGGTTCTAAAGGATCTTTGCATGGTTTAACAAAATTTTCAATGGAAAATGCTCCTGCAAATCAATTCTTTTTAGAATATATCGCTAGACCACAAACTGCTGAAATGTTTTTTGAAGATGTTTTAATGGCATTAGTATTTTATGGAATGCCGTTATTATGTGAAAATAATAAACCTAGATTGCTTTATTATCTTAGAAGAAGAGGATATAGAGGTTTTAGTATGAATAGACCAGATAAAGTTTGGAATAAATTATCTGTAGCAGAAAAAGAAATTGGAGGTATTCCAAACTCTAGTGAGGATATAAAGCAAGCTCACGCAGCGGCTATAGAAATGTACATACAAGAACATGTAGGCATGAGGTCTGACGGATCACATAATAATATGTATTTTAACAAAACGTTAAACGACTGGACTAGATTTGACATAACAAAACGTACAAAGTTTGATGCAACAATAAGTTCAGGATTAGCAATAATGGCTTGTAATAGACATTTATATACTCCAAACGCTAAAATAGAAAAACCAAAACTAAATATAAGTATTGCTAAATACGAGAATAAAGGTAATATTAGTAAATTAATTAAACAATAAATATGAGTCACTTTCCAAGTCAAGTAGTTAGCGACATAGAAAAATTAAGCTTCAGTTATGGACTGGAAGTAGCTAAAGCAATAGAAAACGAATGGTTTGACGACGCGCATAACGCTAATAGATTTTTTAGTAATAGCGCAAACTTTCATAGTTTAAGATTGTATGCTAGAGGAGAGCAATCAATTCAAAAATATAAAGATGAATTATCTATAAATGGTGATTTGTCTTATCTCAATTTAGATTGGAAACCAGTTCCAATAATTCCTAAATTTGTTGATATCGTTGTTAATGGTATATCTGAAAGGATGTATGATATAAACGCGTACTCACAAGATCCTTATGGTGTTAGTAAAAGAACAGAGTATATGGATTCTATGCTTGGCGACTTACACAATAAAGACTTAAATGCTCTTTTTGAAGAAGCCTTAGGAATATCATTAAATCAAAATCCCAAAGAAGAACTTCCTGATTCAGAAGAAGAACTAGAGCTGCACATGCAGTTATCTTATAAGCAAGCTGTGGAATTAGCTGAAGAACAAGCTATAAATACTTTATTTGAAGGTAATAATTACGAACTTGTAAAGAAAAGATTTTATTATGATTTAACAGTTTTAGGGATGGGAGCTGTAAAAACAGGATTTAATACTTCTCAAGGTGTAACTATAGATTACGTTGATCCGGCTAATTTAGTTTATTCACATTCTGAATCACCATATTTTGATGATATATATTACGTTGGTGAAGTTAAAGTTATACCAATCAACGAATTAGCTAAACAATTCCCAGGATTAACACAGGAAGAATTAGAAGAAATAGCTAAATCAAACTCAGGTAAAGATCAATACACACAACGCGACCATAGGGATAGCCAAGAAGATATTAACAAAGTACAAGTTTTATATTTTAATTATAAAACTTATATGAATGAAGTATATAAAGTAAAAGAAACTGGTTCTGGTGGAGAAAAAGCTATAGAAAAAGACGATACTTTTAATCCACCTAAAGATAAAGAAGGTGGATATGCTAAAATGGATAGATGTATAGAGGTTTTATTTGATGGTGCTATGATTATTGGTACACAAAAACTTCTTAAATGGGAGATGGCTAAAAATATGATGCGTCCTAAAAGTGACTATACTAAAGTTAAGATGAATTATGCTATGGTTGCTCCTAGAATATACGATGGTAAAGTAGAATCGTTAGTTAAAAGAATAACAGGATTTGCAGATATGATTCAACTAACGCATTTAAAAATACAACAAATCTTGGCTAGAATGGTTCCAGATGGTATTTATTTAGATGCAGACGGACTTGCTGAAATCGATTTAGGTAATGGAACTAATTATAATCCACAAGAAGCTTTAAACATGTTCTTCCAAACTGGTTCGATAATAGGTAGATCATTCACAAGCGAGGGTGATATTAACCCAGGCAAAGTACCTATACAGGAAATATCTAGTGGAAGTGGTGGACAAAAACTCCAAGCATTAATAGGTAATTATAATTATTATCTTCAAATGATAAGAGACGTAACTGGATTAAACGAAGCTAGAGATGGCACTATGCCAGATAAAAATGCTTTGGTTGGAGTTCAAAAACTAGCTGCGGCTAATAGTAATACCGCTACAAGACATATTTTACAAGCTGGATTATTTTTAACAAAAGAAGCAGCTGAATCATTGTCTCTTAGAATATCAGATGTTTTGGAATATTCACCGACAAAAGATGCTTTTATACAAGCTATAGGAAACCATAATGTAGCCACGCTAGAAGAAATGTCTAATTTACATCTGTATGACTTTGGTATTTTTATTGAACTAAAACCAGATGAAGAACAACAAATGTTGTTAGAGAATAATATACAGCAGGCTTTAGCTCAACAAAGTATAGATTTAGAAGACGCTATTGATCTTAGAGAAATTAGAAACGTAAAATTAGCAAATCAAATGCTAAAACCT